TCTTGCGAAGGCTTCTTGTGCATGGGTTTCATCCTCCCAGAAGTATCTGTCCTTCAGTGTCTCTAGAGAGAATACACTAAGGTCTTTCTCTCTATCATAGTCAATCTGTATACCTAAGTAGTCCTGTGTACCTGTCTTATTTGTCACTTGGGTGCTCCAGCATGTAGGCAATCAATCGTTCTTCGTACCATCGTGCTTTGCGTAAGTCTTCTATGGGCTGGCCTTTGTAGCGGCAGCGCCAGTTATACTTGAGTGCATTACCACGAAGATAACCAATATACTCATCGTGTGTGAGCATACCGTGAATGGCATCAATACATTCCATTTTACCATTGTTGTAGTGTGCTGGACGGTTCACCATGTCCGGTTTGTTGTCCGGTTTATCTCCAAAGAAAGGGTGGTCATTACTAACTTCTTCCATCCACTCCCAGTCTTTCTTCCTGTTTACTTTGTTCCATTCTTCTGGGGTTGCGTCATCAATGCTCATCTTCATCTTCCGTATAACTCTCTAGATCTTCTTCAAACTTGTGTAGCCTGTTGATAAACTTATCTTCAAACCTGTCAAGTAGTTCTTCAGCGGATATTTCTAATGCCTCTACGAGATCATCAGCATCGTAGCGCACTAGTATGCGTTCTTTAATCTCATCCATTGTCAGTGACATGATTCATATACTCGTCAACTGTGTAAAACTCAAAGCCTTCCTTATCGCACCATTGTCCCATTGTCATCTTCGCTCCCTTGCGTACTTTCTTGTTAGGATCAGACAGCACAAAAATAAGTTTGATCGGGTCTATACTGTCCCGTATCGCTGTGTATTTCTGTGTGTCTCCTGTTCTAAAAAATCCTTTAGTCTCTATGTAGTCGCCTGTCTTCTTGTCAACAAAGTCTGGTTTGTACTTCCTGTGCATCACGTATGGTACATCATATGGCTCATACAGGTATCTACGTTTCGGCGCTAGCTCTGCAAACTTCTTCTCTAGCCCTGATCGGTAGAAACTACTCTTACGTGATCTCTTGGACTTTAGGCTCATGAACCACCTCCGTTAAGAACCTTGGCCCGCTTGAGTACAGAAAAGTACGCAGTTCTGGATAGCATGAATGCTTGTACTGACAGTAGGAACAGTTTGCGGGTAATCGCATATTTCCACTTTTGCCGTCTGCTAATGGTTCCGCGCATACTGGTGGTATCTCCTCTGCCTCTACGAGCTTTTTTACGTGACGTATCCTTTCGGCAATGTCACCTTTGATGGTGTTGTACACAGGAGCCTCAGTGTCCTCTAGATCGTACTGTAGGTACGTCAGATGACCGTTAGACTTGTCCATAGCCAGCCAACCGAACTTGGTCTCACCTTCTGAATGTGCGTATGCCTTGATCTGATCGACGTACCCAAACGGATCATCATAGGCCAACGTAGCATTCTTGAACTTCTTGAAACCGTAGGGGCTTGCAGACTTGATGTCAGTCACCACACCATCAATCTTGCAGTCCATGTGACCAGTGATGCCCTCTACCTGACAGACCTTCTGCTCATCGGTGATCGTGTGTCCCGACATGCGGCACAAGAACAAGAGCATTTCCTCTATCAGGTGTCCGTACATGAACTTCACATACGTGTGCCCTTGGATCTCCTCTCCTGAGCCTGTGTCGTTGTAGTGGTGCCATAGGTATCTATCGTCTCTGCCTATGTTGGACAGGCGTAGCTTACGTCCGTCACGAGGCGCATCAGGCATAAACTCAGTGCGCATTAGCTGTTTAACGGCCTCTCCGAACTTGTCAATCTCTGCCTCAACGTCCACCGACTCACCGGCAGCTTTGGTTGTCATAAGCTCGTAGATGTCGTCCACAACTGTATTAACTGTTTTCATTGGAACTTTCTCATAGGCAACTCTAGTATAGCAGTTGCGACAGGGTGCTGAAGGTAGAACCACTCGCCCTTACGGGAATGGCTCTTGGCTAGTAGCTCATGTGCAAACTTCTCAGCCTCGCGTCGATCATTGACATCATATGCCTTGATTAACTCATAGTTCCGGTACGGGGAGCTAGTCTGATACTGCTTGAGCCTATCCTCTGCGTCCACAGCCATCCCCACTTTACACCAGCCGGGGAACGCTGGGTTGACTATGACGTACACCTGCCCTTCCTTCATTGTCTCGTAGGCTCCTAGAGCACTGAAAGCAGCGTCTCCCAGAGTCTTGTACCGTCCGGGCTTATGCAGCGGATGGAATTTAGAGATCTCCTTACCGTTTACCCACATTCTACGGGCATCTCTAGCTTTTACAGCAGCAGGGTTGTCCTTGTAGTACATAGGTTTTCCGGTATTCGGATTCATTTTAGTGCGTTTCTGCCCAGCTTGTGCCAATTTGATACTCCCCTGCAAGTTTGCAGTTTAAGTTAAAGTGTATACCTGCTGCCTCTAGACAAGAGACTGCAAGCTGTCCGAACTTCTCAGCCTGAGATGCTTTAACCTCTGACTGAACCTCATCATGGATATTGCCTACGATCTTATAGTCCATACCCCATAGTTTAGCATACTCATCCAATATAATCAACCCCTGTTTCATCACCAGTGCTCCTGCGCTCTGCAACAGGGTATTGAGTGCTGCATGCTCTGATCGTATCCATAGCCTTCTACCGTCTAGTCCATTGATCCAACCCTGTACTGCCTCTTGACTAATTCTTCCTTTAAGAGCCGCATATGCTGGGAGATTAGACATAAATCGCTCTCTAAGCAGTCTACCAGCACTTGCGCCTCCTCCCGCCACCGCACCAAGTTTCGCATCTCCTGCTCCGTAGAGTAGCGCGTAGATGAAAGTTTTTGCCTGATCTCTTGATTCAAGTCCCGCAAGCTGCTGGTTAGCAGTATGGATGTCTCCTCCAATGACTTCATTTATGTAGTCCTCATCGTTCATGTAATGGGCCAACATGCGTAGCTCTAGGCCACTAGCATCAAAACCCACGAGTTTATACCCGTCAGGCACTGTCCAGCAGCGTCTACAGTCTTCACCGTAGGGTGCTCTGGATGCAGGCACCTGCGCCAAGTTAGGCTTAGCATGTGTCATTCTGCCGGTCACTGCACCGTTAGTATTGACCTTCCCATGCACACGGCCTGTGTCATCGTCTACCGCATCTATCCAAGACTGCACCTGTGCTATTCGTTTCTGAACCATCAGGTACTCTGATATTAAAGCTGCCTGTGGGATGTCCTTGATTCCCTCCAAGACCTTCTCATCAACCATAGCCTGTCCTGTCTCAGTGAACTTGCACGGCTTCCAGCCATAGTACTGTAAGTATCTGCCAATCTGCTGTCGTGACCCCAAGTTAAACTCAGGGTAGTCTACTCTAGAAAAAGGGCCACCCACGGTCTCCCAAGAGTCTCCCAAGAACTTCAAACCTACGACAGAGATGGCTCCATCCTTTTTTACTTTAGGTTGTATCTCCTTAACGAATGTTGGTAGTGGTCTGAAGGTATCCTGTACTGCATCCTCCAGATCGTTCAGTTTCTCACGTAGCGTAGAGACTAGTTCCGTAGCTCTCCTGCTGTCCAATAGCCAGCCATTACGCACTTGTTGCTGGGTGATGTCCTGCACCTTGTGCTCTAGCTTTACTGATTCATCACTGAACTTGCGTAGATCCCACTCCAGCTTATTGTAGAGTGCTGCTGTCACCTCTACGTCACGCTTGCAGTAGTCTATCATCTCCTGTGACAGGCAACTCCAGTCCTCATGGTCTCCCTTGGGAAACTGTAGCCTCTCACCCCATGCTCTCAGTGAGTGCCCCTTGTCTAGCTGTGGATTCGCTAGTCGAGACATGACCAATGTGTCCTTAACACGATCTTTGTCTATCTCAACGTCCCACAGGCGCTTCAGGACAGGAATATCGTAGCCCAGTAGGTTATGGCCTACCACATAGCCATCGCCCTCCAGAGCGGCTTTTAGAGACTCAGGATCATAGTGCTCTTGTAGCACCCCGTCCTGCATCGTGACTACAATCCACACTTTAGTAGGCTTTAGTCCGTCAGTCTCTGCATCTAAAAAGATGGGACTACAGGGCATTTGGCACCTCCTGTGGTTTTGCTGTTTCCATCATCCTGCCAGTGACCTTATCGTACTTCAGCCAGCAGCAGGCTCCTGTTAGGCCAGCGTAGCGATTCTTGAGCACACGCACTGTGGTTGTATTGCGTATCTGCTCGTTGTCGTTCTGCTGGTCTCTCTCAAGCCCTATCACCATGTCCGATAGCTGTGCAATGGACTGAGAGCCTCGTAGCTCACTTAGGCTAATCTGCCCACCGTCCTCGTGTGCACGGCCCTGAGTGCGCCTCAAGTGTGACACGAGAAATAGTCCTATGCCTAGCTCCTGCACCAGTGACCGTAGCTTGGTCATAATAGCGTCGATGGCCTTGCGCTCATCTCCATTCTCTTGTGCTGACACTACGATAGACAAGTGGTCTAGAATGATCCACTTGCAGTCTAACGCTTTTGCCATGTAGCGCACGCGAGCCAACAGATTGTCTTCGCTTGTGCTACCCCAGTGATCGAACAGGTAGTAGCGTCCAGTGCCCATGGTTTGCTCCCAGAACGGGAAGGCAACGTCAGGGTCTAGATCCTCCTCTAGGTGCAATGGACAATCTGATGCAATGGACATGATGCCAAGAGCGGTACGTGCTATGTCTTCCTCCAGCGCGAGGATGCCTATGTTGTCCTCCGTCGCGTTTAGTAGGTAGTACTCTAGCTCGCGTACCATCTGGCTCTTGCCCATACCGGAGCCGCTAGTGATCGTCACCAGTTCGTAGGGACGGAAACCCTTGGTATGAGTGTTTAGTCCTTGCCATGGGTACGGTATGCTCTGCACCTTGATCTTACTAGTCAGTGCGTCCCATGTGTCCTTACCACTGATGATGCCATCGGGCTGATAGACCCTAGCGTCCCACCATGCACTGGTGAAGTCCTTGATCTTGTTAGCCTGTAGCATATCGCTAGCGTCCTTCATAGGCAGCTTAACGATTCTCAGCTTGTTAGGGCTAAATAAGTCCTTGACTTCCTCAACGGCTTGCTGTCCGGCCTTATCGTTGTCAAAGCACAGCACGACATTCTCGTAGCCCTCTAGCCACTCTAGCTGTTCCTTGATCTCCTTAGCAGCAGCGGAGGCACCAGAGCGTAGGGACACTACGTCGTACTTGCCACCGACCATCTCAGAGACCGACAGGCAGTCTAGCTCACCCTCAGTGATCGT